CGTGTAGTCGATTGAATCCGCAGGCGAAGCCCGCTCGCCCATCATCTTGACCCAATTGGTCCAGACCAGACGGTTCGGGACGAAGAAGAAGAAAGTGTCGATATAGAGGTTGTCCATCACCGGGTACAGGGGCGTCGCCAAACGGCAGAACGCAGTCATCCGAAGATTGAACGTGTCGCCAGGCAGAACCTCGTCCAGATAGATCGGAACCAGATAACCGGCATCGAAAGTCGTCTTTCGAGTCTTCTCGATCTTGAACATCGAGCGCGGAATCTCCGCGCGGGGAGTCATCGCAAACCGGTGCGTATCAACCGACTTGTTACGAAACATGGCTTACTCCTTAGGAGCGGCAACATCCTTGCCGCGAGACACGGAACGGGGCTTGACCAGCTCAAAAACCCCCTCGACATCATCGAACTTGCCCAGTTCGAACAGCTCGAAATCCTCCGGATGACGCGCCAGATCGCCCTCCTTCTGCGGATCGTTGACTTGATCAGCAAAGCCGCGCACGGCCTGGCCGAGCGCAGCCACGAAGATAGGACGGCCGAAAAGGCCCGACGCCGAATCACGAACCGAGCAAATAGTCCATTTCATTGGTGAAGCTTCCTTGTAAGTGAACGAATACGCGCATTCTGGACCTCCTCACGGACAGCCAGGCGCGCGTCAGTTTGATCCTCCCAATGGGAGCGAGCTTGAATCAGTCGCGCGTCCTTGACGGACTCGAGGCTGGCTGCATCAGCTCGACGCTGCAGCTTGTCGTAGTAGCGCGGAACGCGGTGCCGTCTGCCATCGTGGACGACATGATCGTGTGGGAACACGTCCGATCCAAATTTCGCAAACCAGCGAGACCCAATTCCGGGCTTGAGAGACATCCTTGCAAACTCAGGCTCAAGGCGAGTAACTTCGCCAGTTTCAGGGTCGACACGCGAATAATGACCATCGGACAAATCTCCGGTGATTTTCTTAAGAGAGTAGCGGGCAACATAGCCCGCAGACTGCTTGGTCAGAGTGCCAATGGAAACGAAGCCAAGTCCCCAAATCTCGGAGAGAAAATCAGAGGTGAATAAATCTCCGAAGGGGGTACTTTTGAACAGCTTACGATCAGGCAAATCTAGACCAAATAGACACGCGTGAAAATGAGGGCGAGACAGCTGAGCGCCATACTCGCCACAGACGAAGAAGCGGACAGGTTTCCCAACCTTTCGACGCAAACGCTTCATGAATGATTGAAAATCACGGTACCGAAGGCTCCCACCGGAAGGTAGATTCTCCGGGGAATACGTGAGAGTGACGAACCAGCAAGACAGCGGCGGGTGAAGCTGCGCTTCGTGCATGATGCGCAGCGCCCACCCGTCCGCCCGAGCCAACCTGCAGCCAACGCATTGACCGCAGGGAAGCTCAATCCTGCCGAGCACATCACCGCGCTCGACAAACGAAACCGACCCATCCGCCAGCCTGAAAGCTGGGAGCGGGTGGAAACAAGCCATTAGAACCGCCAGCCACCGCGCATCGGTCCCATCTGGACATTCGGGGCCTTCGTGTGCTTGAGGTTCTGCCGGAACTGCTTGGCAGAGTGCTGCTTGTTTACGGGCTTGCGACGCATGAGAGTGCTCCTTTCGAGGGGGGGTAGAGGTGACAACGAGAGTGTGTCACCTGGCACAGATCACATCAAGTAGAAGATCTGTGCGGACCGGACCGTTCCAAAGCCGCTTAGCCCTTGGTGGCGCCTTGGCGGGCCTCACGGGCAGCGGCCGGGCCGGGGGCCGGGGGGTCATGCCGACGCCTCAGAAGACGGCTTGGCAGAAGGGGGCGGGCCGACAAGCCCGAGCTTGACCGCCTCGTCGCGGTTCGCCTCGTCGGCCAGGAAGGCAAGCAGCTTGCCGGGGTCGTTGTCGAACCGGCTCCGAACACCGCTCGCAAGGCCCATAAAAGCCTCACCAGAGGCACGGACGAGGTTCAAGGCATCCTGGTAGCTCGACACGCCCGAAAAATCGCCGTAGGAGGGCATCCTGGTCGTTACCGGCAGCTGGCCGGTCACGCCGAAGCGCTGAACGATCGTGTTGATATCGCATTCCTCCTTGAACTGCTGCTGAGTCATCGACGGAGGCTGGCAAGCCAAGCCGGACTCGGCGCTGGCCAGCTCGTGGTCGTAATTGAGGGGGTTACGAATGAACATGGTCTATCTCCCAAATGCGGCCGCCGCCTGGCGGCCAGTACCAAGAACCTGTTGCAGCAAACGGAGAAACCGGGCCGTAGCACCGGTGTCCTCGTAGAACTTCTCGCCGGCCACGGCCTCCGGAATTGCAGCCTTAGCCACACGAGCGCGACTTTCCGCCTCAGAAATGGCGGGTTTCAACGTACCGAGAGCACGCTCGTTCGCATACTCCTGGCCGGTGATCTCCGACAATATCTTCTGAATCGAAACGTCGATCTGCCTGGCCGAAGCACCCGACAGCCTGGTCTGAGCCTTTATCAGCTCAGGCTGCACCAACTTGCTGACCGTATCCGCGTCGACATTCTGAGTCTGAGCGCGAGTATTCTCGGTCTGCGCTTGCTGGTAGGCCATAGTCGAAAACTGGCCGAGCGCGGCCATCATGGCCTGAGCGCCAGAACCGGCCTCGTTGCCCATCGTGGCCGAAGCACCGCCAGGCGTGGACGCACCGCCCTGGGAGTAGGCCAGCATGGGATTCAGACCGGCAGCTTGCATATCCTTTACGCCCCGCTGATAGGAGGTATTGGACATTCGCTCCTGAAAATCCATCTGCCGCTGAGCCAGAGCCGCATTCGACGCATTCGCCTCACGTTGCCCGTAATACTGCAGCAACCCGGTGCCCGCAGCACCGGCAGCGCCGATAGCCGAAGGCCACCACGATGTACCCGGCAACTTGTTGCCGGTAACGTCGAACGAGTAATCAGGCGGAGTCGGCGGACCAACAGCCGGAGCATTCCCAAAGCCTCCGGACCAATCATCCACCGCGGGGAGCTTCGTGCCGCCCCCCGCATCCCCCTTGACCAGCGTACCGATGGCACCGCCGATAGCCGTACCCAAACCGGGCCACCACGAACCAATGGCAGCACCGATCTTGTCGGCATGCGGCCGGATCGTCTTTTTCCAAATGTCAGAGAGCCAACTCATAGCGGCCTCACAGATGGTCAATCAGACCAGGCACAGAGTACATCGGCAGCGGACGCGCAGCCTGAATCTCAAAGAACAGATCCGCAATCAGCTGAGCACCACTGGCTGCAGACCCAACCGCCAGCACACGTTCAAGCGGCGGAGTCTCAGAGATGAAATCAGTATTCAGCAACGGCCTGGTCGTAAACCGCTGAGCCAAATGCCAAGCGTCCAGAGTCCCGGACGACGTAGACCGGAAAAGCCCAGTAATCTCCGAAGGCTGATACCGATACTCGGACCACCGCTCCTGGTACCCAAACACGTCCTCGTCGGCCGCTTCCCCGGTGCAATAGATCTCCTTGGAAAGCACCGGCTGCTCGCCCAGCTGCGCGAACACCGGCCAATAGTAGTCATACCGAGTCTTACGGCTCCACATCTTGCGAAGCCCTTGCTGGTACGTCAGATCGGCTCTGACGCAAGCCAGCCCGATGACCATACCGTGCTCGACAAAACTCTGACTGAACCCATGACCGTGGGCCAGCGAAGTTGCCATCGCGCCCAGCGTACCCAAAGGGGTTTCAGTACCGGACGAAGGCGTGGCCGAAGTCTGAGCTATGGGGTTCGAAACGATAGGAGCAGTACCACCACCCAAGTACTCAGGACGCTGTAGACGGGCATCAGGAGAAGCAACGCCAAAGTGAGAACGGAGAAGCTCGGTGTACCGAGTCCCGCCTCGCGCGTCGCGCTCGAGCAGCTTCTGAATCTGAAAGCTCTGCCGCAGCTGGTTCACCGTCGCGGCCGTGGCCGACGACAGATCCGCAACCAAGCCAGTCACCGACCCGAACTTCAAAGCGCCCGTCTCGTTCGAATTCGAATCCAACATCAAATTCGCCGAACCGGACAACCCATGAATGTAGAACTCGTCGCCAGACTGATCCTGCAGCCGAGGAAGCGAACTGTTAGCAATCACCGGGGCCGACGTGCCCAGAGGCAGCACAACCGAATCGCCCTTCTGCGGCCAGGGCAAACAAGAGGTGAAGTAGTCGTGCCGCTTGCCACGACGCAGCAACGCATAGACCGACGACGTATCCGGCCCGTCAGTCTTAGGACAGGATTTCGGAACCTGCAGGTTCTCATCCCGAAACCACTCATTCCAGATCAAGTGGTAAGCACGAAACGGCAGAGCCGAATGCGTAACCGCCGAACCCGACGCGACCTGGCCGACGGTCGGCAGACCGAAATGATCCGCCAGCGAGCCGACCGCATACCCGTTCGCCGGGGAAGTCGTCTGCGGGATCGTGTAA